AACGGTTGTTCACTTTATCCTGGAGCAAAATCTGTTTATTTCGTAGACGAAAAGAGAACAGTTCATTTGAAATACATGAATACGTCACTTATTGATTTGAAAAATGGAGACGTTGTTCATCGTCATTTAATTGACGGAGATGTTGTTCTCTTTAATCGACAACCGTCACTACACAAGGCTTCGATGGAATGTCACCGTATTCGTGTTCTACCCTATTCAACATTTCGACTAAACGTTTCAGCTACTCGTCCTTATAATGCTGATTTTGATGGTGATGAAATGAATATGCACGTTCCTCAATCGATTCCAGCAGCTATGGAACTCAAATATCTTGCCTCGGTGCTTCGTCAAATTATCAGTCCTCGTACAAATTCTCCAATTATTCAAATCTTTCAAGATACACTAACTGGATCTTATCGTATTACACAGCCTAATGTACGTGTTCCAGAATATGTAGCTATGAACTTATTAGCTCGCATGAGACGTCCTTTGAACGCATATGTACGCAAGAATAGTCCTCTTACAGGTCACGAAATTATGACAAATGTATTTCCAATTGTAAACTTTAATTCCAGTATTAAGGTTGAAAATGGTACATTCATAAAAGGAGAGCTTGGAAAAGACGCATTTGGAAAGGCATCTGAAGGTATCATTCATGTTCTCTATAATGATTTTAGCCCACAACGTGCTGGTGAATTTATCAACGATGTACAAGGAATTGTAACTAAATATAATTTGTATTCAGGATTTTCAGTAGGTGCTGCTGATCTAATCGCAAATACAGAAACCTATGAATTTGTAAATAAAACTCTTTTAGAAGGTCGTCAAAAGGTTGCTGATATTATTTCAAGTGTTCACGCAGGTACATTTGTGAATATTAGTGGTCGTTCAAATGGTGCTGAACTTGAAAATCGTATTATGAATGCTTTGAAAGAAATTAACTCAAAGATTGAAGAGAAGGTTGAAAACAGTCTTCCTAAAGATAACCGAATGGTTCAAATGGTAAAGTCAAAGGCTAAGGGATCCAACTTGAACATTACTCAAATGATGGCTTTGCTTGGTCAGCAAATGGTAGCAGGACAGCGTATTAAATATACTCTACAAGATCGAACACTTCCACACTTTTCTCGATACGATCATGGTATTGAATCTCGTGGATTTGTAGAGAATAGCTTTATTTCAGGTCTACGTCCAGCTGAATTCTTCTTTCATGCTATGGGTGGACGAGAAGGTTTGATTGATACAGCTGTTAAGACATCTGATTCAGGTTATATTCAACGTAAATTGGTCAAGATGATGGAAGATATTCATATCGAATACGATGGAACTGTTCGAAATATTAATGGATCAATTTATCAATTTGTTTATGGTGGTGATGGTGTAGATAGTATTTCAGTTGAGAAACAACCCATTGACTTAGCAATTTCAAGCATGGAACAGCTTTATAAAGAATTCGCAGCATCTGTTGATGACTTTAGAGCAGTTATGAGTACCGATCCAGGTACAGAAATTGATGATTTAATGGAACAAATTATTTTAGATCGCGATATACTTGTTCGTGACGTATTCAGATATGTTAAAAATACAGATGTATCAGCTCCTGTACATTTGAAGCGTCTTCTTTCAAAATATACAAATCAATATGCTGTAAAAACTGATCTAACTCCATCGTATGTTGTGTCGGAGCTTAAAAGGCTAACTGAAGAACCAATGATTAAACCAAATTATCTATTCCATATTCTACTTCGATACTATCTTGCTCCTAAGAAATCAATTATTGTTATGCGTTTTACAAAGTCTATATTTGATGAAATACTTAAGGATATTCGATTTAAGTACATGAAATCAAAGGTACATGCTGGAGAAATGGTTGGAACATTAGCTGCTCAATCTATTGGAGAACCTACTACACAGCTTACATTGAATACTTTCCATTCAGCAGGAACCGCTAAGGCAAATGCCACGCAAGGTGTTCCAAGAATTGTTGAACTTCTATCTGTTTCACACAATCCAAAGAATCCAAGTAACGTAATTTATCTTCGTCCGGATATTGCTATGTCAGAGAATGCTCTATTTAACAAAACTAAAGAAATTCAGAAGACGACATTGAGAGATATTACAAAATCTGTTCGTATCTATTATGATCCAGATCCTTCATCAAAGAATTCTTCAGTTGAAGAAGATCGCCAAATGCTTGAGACATATCAACGTTTCTCGGTAAGTAATCAGTCAAGCTGTAATTCGCCTTGGATTATTCGTCTTGAAATTGACAGAACACAAATGGCAGCAAGAGGTGTTATGGATATGAATATGATTGCCACTAAAATTAGCAATAATAAAGTTCTACATGTATTCGAATGTGTTTATACTGATACAAATTCACCAGATAAACTTGCCATGCGTATTGTATTCTTACCTGATACTGTAAAGAATTCTCTATCTCTTCGTTTCATAGAAGAAAAGCTACTTGATACAGTTCTTACAGGTGTAGCTGGAATTGATCGTGTATATCGTCGTGATAACAATAAAGAACTAATTTATGACGAAAAAGTTGGAGGTTATGTTCCAATGAAACAAATTGTTCTTGATGTAGACGGTACTAATTTGTTAGATCTTGCTACAATTGATGGTGTTGATTCACTACGTTCATTCTCAAATGATCTTCATGAAATTTTAGATATCTTTGGTATTGAAACAGCTCGTTTAGCACTTTATCGTGAATTCATGGAAGTCTTTACAACTGAATATGTGAACTACCATCACATGATTACATTAGTTGATACAATGACATATCCAGGCTATATGGTAACGGTTGATCGATTTGGTATGAAGAAAAGCAATAATGGTGTTCTTGCTAAGTCTTCATTTGAAGAAACATCTCAAATTCTGTTTGATGCGGCTATCTCTGCTGATTTTGATAAGATGAAAGGTGTGTCTGCAAACATTATGTTCGGTCAGAAACCCCCTTGTGGTACTGGGTTTGTAGATATTCTTGTAGATGAAACTAAGCTACCTGAAGGAGCTGAAGAAGATATGTCAGTATTTGATTCAGATTTGAAAGCTGCTAATATCGCAGTTGCCCAAGAAGAAGATACAGGTCAATGTAAGATGGAAGATGTTATGATGGAATGGTAAATTACTTAATTAAAAAGAGTAATCCAATCGTATCAAACATAATTCTAAATAATGGTCTAAACCAAATAATGGCAAGTAGAATATTTCCATCGCCATATCTATCATAAAGGAATAATGATATAGCCCAAAGAACACCTAATATCGTAACCCATGTTCCAGCAATTTCAGAAGATACCAAATAGTTATTATCATCTATTTTATTAGATGTCATGTAGATGATAATACCTGAGCCAATTATACAAAAAATAACAAAACCGATAAAAGTTTTAGAAATCATTTTTTATATTTAGTTGTCGAAATTTTTAGTTGCTGTATGCTAATCCAGCCATACCGCTCATAATACGAAGAATGTTGTAATTCAACGCATAAACACGAACATCCCAAGTATCATCTGAGCTTTCATTAACAACCTGATTACCTGCCATTTCGATAAGAAGTGTAGCTGTATCGATACGTGAGAAGTTACATGTTCCAGATGGTTGATGCTCTTCTGGTCTTAATGCGAATGAATACATATAGATACCCGATTGTCCTACATATCCAGAATGATGTTGGAAAGGTTGGACTTTATTAAAATAATCAGCATAACGAGGATCTAGACGATCTTGTCCATTAATCTGTAAAGATTGTTTGTAAGCTGCACCACTATATGTGAAAGGAAAAAGTGTAGTTTGACCTTCAGCGGTAGCTAGATTACAATTGTTATAAAATGTAGGTTGTATAACCCATACTATTTCCTTTACAGGATGATTAAATGTTAAATCAATTCTGTTGTTATATGATGAAATACCCTTATCTTCGTTGTATTGAGTCTGTTCAATCAAATACTCATGACTTTCTTGTGCCATACGACGTCTCTCTTCAGTGTCTAGGTAAATGTAATCAATATAAATAGCCGCTTGAGTAGCAGGTGGTGCCTTTGAAGCAGTTCTAAAATCTCCAGCAATATGTTGATTGTCATTCCACAAAATATTAATTTTTACTTCATGATACTGAAGAGCAATCAAAGGAAGAGCGGCGCCAGGATTACGTGTGTAGAAAAACTCTAGAGGAATATAACAAACATTTGGAAGACTGGGTTTTCCTGATCCCGTGTTACATTGGACTGGATTTGGTAGTTCGAGAGCCTGAGTAGTAGTGCCAAAACCAACCATTCTAAGAGCCATGTTTGATTTACCCCAATCAAATGTTAAGGTATCCCACAAGAACATCCATTCACCATAAAGTCGATCAATTTGTTGGCCACCAATTTCCAATTCAGCATACTTAATTAAATTATAACCTAAACGGCCTTCGCTATTATTCCATGAAAAAACTTGATTATCTGTACCAACTCTTGGTAATACAACTTCAACATATGTTGAGTATAAAAGATCAGCATGTCGACCAATAACAGCACTCTGCTTGGTGCCCCAGTTCGGCTGTCCTGTGAAATTGATACGGAATGGCTCCATCGCGAAGTTTGTATGACGCTTAAATAGACCTTTCCAGAACGTAATTTGCGGGTTTCCACTTAAATATGCGTCTTGAGCGCCACAGGCAACGAGTTGTAATAAACCACCACCCATTTGTCTTTATATGTTAAGCATACCGAATTTTTTAATGATGGCGACGACGGCGCGTTTTGCGATTCTTCTTCTTTCCGCCTTGAACAACTGGAGTTTCTTCATCAGATTCAGATTCTTCACCACCACCATGCTTCTTGTAGGACTTCTTGGCCTCCATAATTACTTTCTTGAGTCCATCGCCCTTCTTGTACGTACCCTTTGACTTCATCGTCTTCATCGTTTTCTTGACGTGAGAAAGCCACTTATTTGCCATTTTTGTATTGTATGAGAGAGTTTTTATACAGTCACGTTATAGATTGGTGAAATTTTTTGCATAGGTTGAAACGATACTTTAGGATCAGGTTCAACCGGTGTCTTATATTTTTTAGGAACAAGCTCTCGAAGTGCCTCTGGTTTGAGTACTAAACTATTTTCTTGAAATTCACCAATATAAAGCTCCATCATACTATCTACAGAACCATAGTTCATCATAATCCATTGACAACCGTACGTAAATAATATTTGAGGATTATAGTTTGTTAAATCAGAACTAATATCTGGAACAACCATAGTAATTGAATTACGATTGTGTTTAATAAGTTCTTCGTGATCATATGTTTGTGATGCTTCCATATATGTCAATCTTCTCAAATGTGATGTTGACCATGAAAGATTAACCAATTCTTCAATTAGACTTCCTTTCATGTTTCCACCACTTACAATAATTAGCTTTCTTTGAAGATTACAAATAGGTTCAACAGCTAAGTTTTTACGTTGATAACTGTAAGAACTATCTAACATAAATGATCTACAAGTTGTCTTTAAAATTTCGGCACATGCGTTAATTGTAGTTGTCTTGTTCGTATGGAATACCAAACTTAGAATAAAAGGATCAGACGAAACGGGACATGTTACAGTATTAAAGGCAGTATTAGCTATAGATACACAACATGCTTCAAATGGAACTGTATTGTAAGCATAATCAGTTCCTAATTTTTGATTCTTAAGACCTACGACTGGTTTACCATTTCCATCATCGTAAATATCTAATTCAACAAGTCTTGGTCCAGCTTTTACCACTAAAGGCAAAATAGAGTCTGAAATATAATCATAAACTTTAGCTCCTGGATAAAGAGAGTATGACGATGAAGCCATATAATAATCACATAATCTCATATTAATAGGTGTTGTTGGACATCCGAGAGGTGCCAATTTTGTTACCTTTTCATAAGCTGTAAAAGTTGAAGCTGCTGTTATCTGTGCCTTTGTCCCTGAAGGCGTAACAGCATGATAAACAGTTGTTGAAACAACAAGTACAATTATAGCTCCAACAACAAATGCGATCATATACATCAAGTTAGATCCTTCCGGAATATATGATTTCAAGCTATCTAAAACTGATGACTCCATTATTTAGTTCCAACACGAAATAACAATCCTCGTAACCCTCTAACAACATCATCAGGAATTCGTTGATCCATTGAAATATTAAGTAAACAACAGTAATGAAAATATAAACAATACATACCACATTCCGAATCTTGATATTGATGGCGCGTTTTATTATAAGACATAATCATTGGCTTTGAATGTATTTTTGTTTCATCCCATTGTTGCTTCCATCGTTTCATTAGTACTTCTATCTCCTTTTCAGGTTTCTCAGCATATGAGTCAAAATATGTAATACGAGGAAATTCTAATTCGGGTCTAATGTCGCAAAATATAGCTATCCAATGTTGTCCGGGTCCAGTGCTTACATCTGTATTAAAAATAATTCCTATTTGAGTTTTACCTTGATTATACAATGAACGAATATTCATCGAACATAACGAACTAATTAAACACTCACCTGTTTTGCTTCTTTTATCAAAATCGATAGGAAACGCGCCAACAAATAAATAATTTGAAAAAACCTTCATATATTGCTTTTCCAACTGTTCAATTTCATCAGAAGATAACCATTGTTCCGGATTCGTTACCCATGAATTTGGAGCAACTGGTTTCGTCATCATTGACGTTATAATACATTCGGGCGTTCCAGAATTACAGTGAGAATGAAAGCGTTTTTTTAATTCGCTCCATACTTTTGTTGGTTGATCTTTTTCGATTGGTTCTTCAGTTGGATGTTCTTTATTATACACATTTCTCAAATTTTCTATCTCATCTGTATTGAATGACATCCCTTATTATCAAAAACGGATTTTGTTCTGGGAAATTTAAATTTTATTAAAAATGCAACAATATCAAATTGATAAACTTCGTCAACTAACACGTGACTATCGTACATATGATAACGAACTAAGACAGTTAAATACACGTGTATATGAAACACGTGATGCCCGTAAAGGTGTTGAACTTCTAATGGTTGATATTCTAAAGGAAGATCAATTTAAGGATTTTAATAAGTTAAAGATTGAAGATGATGGATCAACAATTAGAATTCAACGTCCTCGAACATGGTCAAAACCTTGGTCTATTTCACAAAAGGAACTAAAAGCTATGTTAGATAGTTACTTTAGTTCATCAGGTAATACATCATCAACTGAATGTTACAATTATATAATAGCTAATAAAAAGTCAACTTTACTTTCTGACGAGTTTGCTATTACACGAATTGTTCCGGAGTAAAAACATTCTATATAATAATGGCAACAACAATTGCGCGTACTGTTTTAAGCAAAACAGAGGAATTTATCCCTGTTTTAGTTGATCATCTTAAAAATATAATTGACAAAGCAGAGGATTTTTTTCCAGAAGTTGTAGAGCATTCTAAAGATAAAGTTATTGAGGCTATGAGCAAGGGATTGGAAGTTCTCAAGACAAGTTATCCTGGAAGACATGCCGATGTTTCTCAAAAATGGCGTGAAATCGTTGCGAAAGTAGAACCTCATCTTGCCCCAGTTTCTGGTGGTCGTAAAAAACGGACTCTAAGGAGAAAAAAGCATAGAAGTTCTAAATAATGATGTTGTATAATCCTTATAATACAAACAACCGTCTCTTTTCAAAACGTGATATTCAAGGTATTCTTTTAAACCATAAGACAGATTTTACCGTGAAAAATACCAGCCTGTTTCAGACTGCTATGGTTCATTCATCCTATGTAAAGAAATCAAAATATACAACACCTACAGGTGAAGAAACTGAGCTTACAGATTGTCCAAAAAATTGTTTAAACTTGTTTGAAGAATCTTATGAACGTTTGGAACATTTGGGTGATACAATTTTAGGAGCAGCTGTTTCAACTTATTTATTTCGTAGATATCCAGATGAAAATGAAGGATTTCTTACAGATTTGAAGAAAGAAATCGTATGTAATGAAAAACTTGGAGAACTCAGTCAAAAATTGGGTCTTGATAAATTTTACATTATATCAAGACACAATGAAGAGAATTGTGGTGGAAGAATAAATTCTAAAAAGTTATCGGATATTTTAGAGGCATTTATTGGAGCACTTTGGTTAGATTCAAAAAATGATTTTCAAATTGTTTCATCATTTGTAGTTAGTTTAATAGAGACATATATTGATATTCCAGAAATATTGAGAAATAATAGAAATTTTAAAGAACAGCTACAAAAGTTTTATCAAGCAAAATTTCATCATACACCTACATATGGAATTGTATCATCAAACGCAAATTCATATACAATGGCTGTTTTAGATAAAAATGGTAATCATATTGGCGTAGGAACTGCGTCTACTAAAAAACAAGCAGAACAATTAGCAGCAAAAGATGCTTTACGAATTGTCTAATGTAACAGTCTTCTTAGAGCGAGGTACATGTCTAACAAGTAATTCACGTTGTGTTCCTCCTACAGACATATCATCGCCTTCTGGTATTCCTTCAATCGCACGAAGAGCTTCAGCTACACGTTGCGGTTGATCGGCGAACTGAAGTAAAAGTTGTGTACGAATTTGAGATCTTTTTAATGGAGGGCGTGATGTACGAACACTTCTGCTAATATTACCAACACCATTACCTTCAATAGCAAAGTTATCAACCTCGTTTGCTTTCATGAATTCAAG